CTCGGCTCCTGTTCGCATGCCTGTTGTCATGGTCTCGTGCATTGTCGTGACCGCTTTATTTAGTTCCATAAGGCCGCCGATTGCTGTCTGTGCCACAAACTCTCTAACTTCCATCGCAACCTTGCGGATTTTCTGCATCGTTTTAAATGAAATCTCTTCCATCTGTCTGTATGCCCTCTCTTCCAAAGACATAGCCTCTTTGGTGGCAGCTAGCTGTTCTTTCAAAGCAACAGCGTTTCTAGCTGCGCCCTTCCCCGCGAAACCGAACATATCGTCGTATCCTTCTGCCGTTCCTTTAAGCTGGGCTTGCATGTCTTTCTGCAAATTTATCGTAGATTCTATATTTTTCCTTCCTTCTTCATGTCCAAATGCGCGCGCCGCGTCAACAAGCGACATGCCGGCGGCGCTGGCAATAGCTTTTTTCATGAATCGGTCCATCGTATTCCAGCTTTGGCCAGACTCAACCATAGACTCTTGTAGCATCGTAATTCTTTTTGCTTCAGTTGCGTTTACCATGTCCAAAGTATTTAAATATGGACCTCCTAGCATCGCATTCAAATCTCCAACATTCCCGGCCGCTTTTTCCATATCGTCAAAGCCTCCAGCAGTCTTTAACAAATTTGCTACGCTTACGCCCGTGGCAGCTGATATAATAGAAAGCTTTTCAAATTGTTTTTGAGCTTTCGGAAGAGGGTAAGCTGCTAAATATTCCATCGATGCACCAAAATCTTTTGCGACTGCGGCTGATGTTTGGCCGGTCGCGCGTGCCAAATTAACTAATCTAGTAGACCAGTCCCTAGTTTTCGTTACAATATCTGTTACTTTAAATGTTTTTCCGAGAGTTTCTACCACCCCACCAAAATTTTTGGTGTCGATGCCAGCTGCGCCAAATTGCACTGCCAATTCAGCTAAAGCGTGTGCCTTTTTTCTTATCGCCGGAGTTGTGCCTGTTCTAGTGAACTCTCCAAACGCGCGTGATTCGGTTATTAGATCTGTGTATGCTGTTTTGACCCCCTCAATGGTTACACCTAGTTTCTGATTTCGGTTTTGGGTCATGATTATCTGTTGGGCGAATGAAGCAAGCTTTTTATTATTTGTTGCAACTGCGAAGTCGAAGTTGAAAATTTGTCCAGTTAATTTTGAAAACCCGGTTGTGAGGTCATTAACTGCAAGGGCTTTTTCTTTAACACCAGTAGCAAAGCCGGTGGCTGCACCCCCAACAATTTTTCCACCTGCATCAGCTAGCTTAAAACCTAACTTAGCAGCAATCGTAACGAGTGCATCTAAAGCGGGATCTTTTCCGCCTTTAGCGACTGAGGTCTTGGACACCAAATCTGCAGTTTTTAGGCCGGCGCTGCTGAACCTTGTCTCTTGTTTGGTGTCAACGACTTTCTTTTCAAGGTTTCGCTGAATAGCTGCCGAAGCCTGCTCTTGCGTGACGATGGCTTTAAGCTTATCAACCCTCTCGCTAAGATTTTTGGCCGCTGCCGCATCGAGCAAGCCTTGTTGCTTAAGCAAGTCGATGATTTCGGTAAAAGAACTCTTCGCAGTCTTTATCTGTAGGTTTATTTTATCTTGCGCGGTTGCGACAGATCGATAGGGTGCTAATGCTTTATTTACTGCGCCTGCAAGCGCTTCTTGTGTTTTTTGACCAGTTTTGAGCGCGCTAATAAATTCGTTAACGGCCTCTTTGTTTAAACCAAGTTGCGTTCCTTGACCTTTTAAAGCAGTTGTGCCCGCTTGTAAAAGGTCGCTAATGGTTCTTAGTTTTGGGATAAGCGTATCCGCTATTCCCTCAATATCTTTTAAATCTGCTTCGCTTAATTTTATATCCGCCACGCGCAGGTCCCCTCTTTAATAGCAAGCCTTATAATAATTAGTTAAAAATAGATATTTTTACTGGTTTGAATCATAGGGGGCCGATTCATCTTCCTTTTGCTTAACTAATCTTTCAAAAAACCAAGTGCGTAGGCCTACTGGTAAATTATAAAGTTCCATTAAGCTCCAATTGCTATAATATTTCATCAGGAAGAATTGTTCGTAAACTTGTTTAATATACTCGTGTGTCAGACCAAAAAAAGTCCGTGGTGAGAGGGACCTCCATGACCCCCTCATGACCGCAAGAAATACAATTAAAAGGATGTGTCATATCTAACGTTGGTAAAAGCTCTTCATACATTTTTCTTATATATCTTGCTTGAAGTGCTGGAAGTGTACTAATGAACTCATTTATGGAGGTCTCATCACATACGCTGTTAACTGAGACGATTATAGATCTTAGAAAATCGCTAGTAGATGCTTCTGGGAAATTTTTCTTTTTTCGATGCTCTTGGTTCTGAACGAGTCTTTTCTCATCGGCAGCAGTTAAAAATCTAACTTCAATAGTGTATTGAGTTTTTGGTAGCGGAAACAAAAATGTACCACTATCTGTTCTTACGATTTGGTGTTCTGTTGTAAATTTTTCTTCGGGGAAATGCAATTTGAGAGAATCTAGCTCGAAAGTATATTTTTGGCGTTCTTCACACTGAACGCATGTAATAGTCGTGCTGTATTCTGATCCATAACCATGAAGGCGAGCCGCGACAATAAGGGCACTTTTATCCCCCAAAAGTAAATCTTCTACCTTAATCCTTTTATCTACTATAATATTTTGGAGCATTCTCTCCAGCGCTATCCCCTTCCTTAGCAAAGTTACAGAAGTTAAAATATCTTCTTCCTTCGTGGTCAGGTGTTTTATTTCTACGACATCTTGGTTGTGAAGTGGATGTGTCGGCGGATAAAACTGGCCGCGGCTAGGAAGCTCCACGAATTCAGTAGGAGTTATAAATTTTAAATCCGTTGCCCCTGTGGCTATACCTATTGAATCATTATTAACTTCTGTCGTTTCTTCGATGGGCCCTGCTAGCCTATCTTCATTAATTCTCATACTCATTTTTTACCTCGTTGTTTTAAATTTTAATTAATTTTATGTGGATTAATATGTTGAAGCCAACCATTGCGTGCCTCTCATAATCCAGTTGCCAATCCATTTTTGACGGCTAGCCTCTGCCGCTTTGAGCCGTCTATCTAATTCGCGCGATGACCACCCTTGTTCAAATTTAAAATTTTTGTAATTAAAAGTTAGCCTTATGGTGCCAAATTGGTTTGCGCTGTAGTTAATCTCTGAAAACTCTACTCCCGTCAAAACTGGCTTGTAGACGCTCCACTCTCCGTTAACCCCTCCCTTACCATCCAATTCAAGAATTGTAATTATTTCAGGATTAGCTTGTACGTAAGCATTTATAAATCGCTCGTACACTGCGTTAGTGGCGCCTTCCTCTTGGCCCATGGCTGCTTCTTCATATTTCCATGTTTTTTGCATCATTGACAATGCAGTAGTAATGTGGCCGGCCGTATCGGGGCCTTGTTTGCCAAAAATATTAACATCAGCCAAGGTAACAGTTAGCGGCTTATACTGGACTACGCCAGTAGGATAATCTATTTGCGCAAAGTCTCCGGAGCGTAATTGATATTTAGCATTTTGTGTTTCTATTCTACTAAAGCCCGGGCGGCTGAAAGCCTTAACCATAAAAGGCGGTAGGCCATCTAATCCCTCGCCGCCAAATATTAAATCTCCAAATAGTAAAAGTGCCTCAAAAGTTCTTTTAGGCCTGACTTCAGGGTTGCTCCAAAATTGCCAAGCACCAGGTGAAAAGAAGGGACCAGCCATTTTCTTTTTAGCCTAACTCCGCTCGAATATCCTCTAGAGCGTTGTGTTGATCCTTGCCCGGGTCCATGACTGGGTTCGGTTCCGCAACTTTTGCGCCTTCTGTGGGCGCGCCAGAATACTCTGCATAGTCAAATCTAAAAGTTATGCCTACGTTGACCATATCTTCAGTTTTGTAATCTAAGCTACCAAACGTCACCTTTTCAATCCAGGCATTCCACAATTTCCATCTATCAATGGGATTTCCTGTCGCATCTAATTGTTCAATAACCGGTTGGCCTAAAGCTTTGACTGCTTCTGCTTTGCTAAGAGAAATCGTACCGTCTTGTGGGGTGACAGGCAGGGCATAGCCAGAAGCTTGTAGAATTTTAACGAGGCGCGCGGACGCGTCTGGATAAACTGGATCTACAATAGTCACTTCCAGTGGTTGCCAAGTTACTCTTCCTGGGTAATTAAATGTATGTGCGATATATTGATGAGGCACATTGCTTACCTGTATTTGTGGTTTTGCTGTACTTTTAACAACAAACGAAGGAATGTGTGATAAGTGTAATATCCATCGAAAACTCCGCTTAGGATCGATTGAACTCTTACTCCAAAAGTTGTTGCCTTGGCCCATTTTTAATTTCTCCTTCTATGCTTCTATTAATAAATAGAACTAAATTAAATTTTTAATCCTCAAAAGATGCTCCTGAGTCTGAAATAATAAAATCAATCGCGATGTATTCAATGGCTCTTGCAGGTTTCACGTATATTTTAGCATATAAAATATTTCTGTCTATAAGGTCTGGAGTGGTGGTAGTGGTATCTAAAATCACTCTGTAGTCAGTAATACCGAGGCCGGCTTTTACGTCGCTAAGGAAAGGTTCTACTTTTGATTTAAATCTATTCCAAGTTGTTTGAACGTTTTGGTCAAAAAGAATTGTTGCTGCAAATCTTGAAATTTGCTTTTTCAAGAAAATTACAAGACGGCGTACATTAATCCTATCTAGCGCTGAAGCTGTTAATTGTAAAGTTTTTTGACCAAAAATTACAATGCCCTCGGCTGGGAAAGATGCAATTGGATTAATACTGGCCTCATACAACCTATCGCGTTTACGAGCCGTCAAACGTTCTTCCACGCCAACAACAGGAAT